CATTGATGGCTACGTCACAGTTGCCGATCTAATTAGCAGCGAAACGTTTGGCAATTCTAATAATCAAGTTCTATTCAAATGCATAGAAAAGATTATTGGTAATGACCAAACCGTTGATATTGCTTCAATATTATCATCAGCAAGCCAGTTGGGTTTCTCAGACATAATTAATACCAACCAAGAGTTGAAGTATATAAAGTCACTTTTTGATTTCCCAGTTAATAAAGAGAATATTCTTAGCTTTGCGGTTCAGATGAAAAAGTTTGAATTTGCAAGAAAGATTAAGAAGCTTACATCAAAGGTACATAAAGATATCGATGATGTTACTGGATCAGAAACAATCAATGAAATCATACAAATACTAGAGAATCCAGTAACAGATTTTCTAAGAGAAGACGATGGTGGCGACGTTCCACAGAAAATAGGTAGCGGCGTTAGTGACTATGTGCAATTCTTGGGCGAAAATAAATGTGACATTATTGGTATTCCAACAGGGTTCGCAAAGTACGACCAAGCAATTGGTGGCGGTCTTAGACGAAAATGCGTTGACCTTGTTTCTGCAAGACCAAAGGTTGGTAAATCAGTATTCGCTGATAACGTGGCTTTAAATGTGTCTTCCCTGAACATTCCGGTTCTTGTATTAGATACTGAAATGTCTAAGGAAGATCATCTAAATAGACTAATAGCAAACATCAGTGGCGTTCCAATAAATGATATTGCTACTGGCAGATTTGTGGATGATGAAGAAAAGCACGAAAAGGTTCTAGACGCAGTAAAGAAGCTAGAGTCAATTCCTTATAGCTATATCAGTGTTGCCGGTAAGCCATTTGAACAGATACTAAATCTTATTAAGCGATGGATAGTTCAGGAAGTTAAGTACGATGATACTGGTAAAACAAATGATTGTCTTGTTATATATGACTACTTAAAGTTAATGTCCTCTAGCTCTATAACAAATAACATTCAAGAATATCAAGCTCTTGGATTTCAGATTACATCTCTACATAATTTGTGCGTAAAGTTAGACATTCCATGTTTGTCGTTTGTGCAGTTGAACAGAGATGGTATAACTAAGGAAAGCACAGATGCGGTTTCTGGATCAGATAGACTCATATGGCTTTGCACATCATTCTCAATTTTTAAGGCTAAGTCTCCAGAAGAATTAGCAGAAGATGGACCAAACGCTGGCAACAGAAAGCTTGTGCCGATTGTCTCAAGACATGGTGGGGGTCTGGACGATGGAGACTATATCAATATGTTGATGCAAGGTTCTCACGCAAAGCTAACAGAACTCAAGACAAGAAATGAATTTAAAAATCAACCAGTTGGCGATACTGGCCTCGTAAACAACGAATCACTCATTAAGATTAAGATTGCAGATGGACTTACAACAAATCAAGAAGAAGCTGAATGATAACTGCGAACTAGTTTTTAAAGAACTAGGTATGCAGTGTGAGAACTTTGGAGATAACATCTATTCTACATGTCCCATACATGAGGGTAGCGATAATCCAAGGGCATTTTCATATTCAGTCAGCAAGGGCATATGGAAGTGCTGGACTAGAGATTGTCAGCACTCTCACAGGAATGATATGTTTGGATTAATCATGGGAGCGTTGTCCGCAAAGGAAAATATAGACATTGACTTTTCTCAGGCTCTTAAGTGGGCTTGTAAGCTATTAAAAATTAACCAGACATATAGTGGCAAAAAACAGCAGGAAGTAGAGATAAAAGAAGGGGATGAAGATTTCTTTAACGTTGTTAATATCTTCAAGAATGACACAGAAGAATATCAACATAAAAAAGCAGATATTAAGTGCGACATATGCTGCCCATCTAAATACTTTATTAACAGGGGTTTTTCAAAGGAAACCTTAGAACATTTTGACGTTGGTGATTGTAATGATAGTGGTTCAAAGCTGCGTGAAAGAGCTATAATACCAATACACGACGATGCTGGAGAAGACATAGTTGGAATTATAGGTAGAGCGGTTAAAGATTACATGTCTCCTAAATTCCTCCTGCATCCCAAGGGTTTTGATAAAAGGTATTTCTTCTACAATTACCACAGAGCGATACAAAAAGCCAAAGAAACCTCATGTCTATTTATTGTTGAGGGCCAAGGCGATGTTTGGAAACTATATGAGGCTGGCGTTATCAATGCTGTAAGTATTTTTGGTAAAACTATTAGCAAGCAACAAGAAGAAAAACTACAAAAACTACCACTCACTCATCTAATTATACTAACAGATAATGATCAAGCTGGAAGAGAAGCAAAGGTGCAGATTAAGCGTCAGCTAAGTAGAATGTATAAATTAACTTTTCCCAAAATGTCAACCAAAGATGTTGGGGAAATGAGCATAGAACAAATACAAAGTAAGATACTGCAAAATTTGAAAGGAACATTTTAATGGCTAAGATAATCGGTATTTCTGGTAAGAAGCAGTCTGGTAAAAATACGGCTGCAAACTATATCAATGGGTCTATTCTACGATCTAAAAATATGGTAGAGGATTTTTTCATTGATGAGCATGGTGGTCTTGCTATTAAAACTACCGACCAATCTGGCACAAGTGGCTATGGTGTATTAGATGTAACCAGAAAAGATGCAGAGTTTGTTGAGTATGCGGAAAAAGAAATGTGGCCTTTTATTAAGGTTTACCATTTTGCTGACGCTCTTAAGGAAATATCATCGGCTTTGTTTGGCTTAAACATCCAGCAGCTTTATGGAACAGATAAGCAAAAAAACATGAAGACAAATCTACTCTGGGAAGACATGCCAACTCAGGAAAACAAGAGTGGTAAGATGACCAATAGAGAATTTTTAGAGTATTTTGGCACAAAGGTTGTTCGTAAAATTAGGTCAGATGCGTGGGTTAAGGCTACAATAAATAAGATAGTGGCAGAAAGCTCTGAATTAGCCATTATTCCAGATGTAAGATTTCCAAACGAAGTGGAAGCAATCAAGGATAACGGCGGCATAGTAATCAGATTACAGAGGGATATATTTAAAGACACGATTGAGTGTGAATGCGCCCTAGATGAAGGTAATTTTGATTGGACAACTTTTGATCACGTTATCGATAATCGTGATATAAGCATGAAAGATTTCTGCACAAAGCTAGATTCTATCAAAAACGTCTGGAGTATATAATGCTAGTAACATACATTAGATCGTCTAGCTATAATAACTATTCATATTGCCAAATGCAATATTTTATTACATATGTACTAGGTCATCAACCGGCTAGTGGTAAAAAGGCTGAACTAGGAACCATTGTGCATAAGGTAATGGAAGTTCTTGCTAAACTAAAAAAGGAAATGCAAGACAATCCAAAGAAATTAAAGCTTACTGTTATAGATGATGCTGTTGGCAAAGTTGATATCAAAAAGACAGAGCTTTTTACAAAGGATATTGTAGAAGACTTAATAAAGAGAAGCTTTCACTTTTACACAAAAGATTCTGCACATTCTTTCTCCAAGGCAGACAATAGTAATTGCGGAGAATTAGTCTGGAATACACTTAAGTATAATGATGGCCAATTTGATCCAAGAAATAGAAAGATAGTTGCGGCAGAGCCACACTTTGATATACCAATTGATGAAGATTGGGCTAAATATACATACAAAATGCCAGACGGTAACGTAGTTGATGGTCAGCTTGCCATAAAAGGAACAATAGACCTTGTAACGGAAACACAGGATGGCATTATTGAAGTAATCGATTGGAAGACGGGCAAAAGACTAGATTGGGCAACCGGAGAAGAAAAAACCTATGAAAAGCTATGTTCAGACCCTCAATTGCTACTATATAACTATGCTATCTCAAAGCTGTTTCCAGAATATCACCAAACTATTATGTCTATATTTTTCATTAAGGATGGAGGGCCATTCTCAATGTGCTTTGACAAGTCAGACCATACAAAGTTTCTTAACATGTTGAAAGAGAAATATCAGCATATTCAACAAAATGAAACCCCAAAACCAATTTCAAATGACAGAAGTAGCTGGAAATGTACTAAATTGTGCCACTATTGCAAAAATAAGTGGCCCGATACTGATACTAATATGTGTATGTACATAGAGGATCATCTTAAGAAGAATGGCATGGAAAAGACCATTGAGCATTGTACTAGGGATGGTTTTGATATAGGTTTTTATTCTGCTCCGGGTTGAAAGGAATTATATATGAGCGAAAAATTGCTTACAATCGGCATGGCAAGCTACGATGACTATGATGGTACTTTTTTTACCATTCAGTCATTAAGAATGCACCATGATATTTGCAATACTAGCGATGTAGAGTTTGTTGTTCTAGACAACAACCCCACCAGTAGTCATGGCACAGAGCTACATAAATTTGTGACTTCTCTAATGGGTGGTAGTGCTAAATATATCACAAAAACAGATAAAGCATCGTCTTTTAATAAATATTCTATAGTAGATCATGCTTCTGGCAAATATGTTCTTATTTTAGATTGTCATGTTCTATTGGTTAAAAAAGCCATAGATCATTTAATGTCATACTATTATGAACATGATAATTGCAAGGACTTAGTTCAGGGTCCACTTGTATACGATGATTTAGTCAACTGCGCTACTGAATTTGATGATAAGTGGAGCGGAGATATGTATGGCGTGTGGCACACAAATCAAGCTGCATACGATAAGGGTGATCCATTTGAAATAAAAATGCAAGGCATGGGCCTGTGTTCTTTTGAAAAAAAGAATTGGCCGGGGATATATAATAATTTCAAAGGGTTTGGTGGA